GCTATTGACTGTCGCGCGCGTAGGACAAAAGCAAAAGAAGATTGATATTGAAATCCCCAAATTAGACGATTTTATTCACAAGTTGTACATTAATGTTGCGAGAAAGGTCTACAAAAATGTCTACTTGTTTCAGCAGGGTATTCCGCCATTACAGATTCAAAAGAATAACAGGGAGCTCGAAATTATTGTCCAGGAGTGTATTATTAACACGATAAGAGAAAGTATTCCAGTAGAGAAGATTTTGCAAGCATATTTGGGAGATGAGGAAACAATCGAAGAAAAAACCGAGGAAATTATAAAGGAGCATATTCAACCAAAACCTGACGTGGCTCGTGCTGTTATATCTTCGTCGAATCAAAATGACGCGGATTCTTCTTCTTCTTCTTCTTCTGTAGAAGAAAATCGATCAGTTATGGACCAACCGGTGCCAAGTATAAGTTTTGAGGACATTGATTATGTAAAAGATACGAATGATAACGTTATGTCGGTAGAAGCTCCTAAGACTGACCAGCGTCTCAAAGATCTTAGTGATATTCGAAATCAACAGCGTCTTAATGAATTAAATGACGAGTATGAGAAACTCAGTATAAGTGATCAAAATATATCATTGAGTCCTTTAGATATTCATGTGATCGACGAACCTGGAATCAAACTAGATACCGATTTCATGTTAGAAGATGTGGAAATATTAGAATAAACACGAAATGCGTAGAATATTTGATAAGATTCTAAAATGTTATTTTAAAATGGATAATATATTTGTAATAGCAGGCGTAGTTGCCATTACCTTTCTTATCTCAAAATTTATCGAAATGCGATTTATTGAGAAGGAAAATAAGCCAATGAAATTATTAATCAGGGACGCCCTTTTGGTATACTTTAGTGTTGTATCCGGTTATTTTATAATCGAACAATTTAAACCGATTATGCAAAGTGACGGTGTAACTACGCAAGTGTTTACCGACAACCCTGCGTTTTAGATCTTGATCACATCACATAATATTTTACATTTTTCCGATAAAAATGTAAAACATCTATCCTAACGACCAGTCCAAACTTTTACAATAGATCTAGGAATTCGGCCGGACCTAACGTCGTGTTCATATTCATCGTATGTATATCCCCACCTACAATAATTTTGTATATTACCCAACAACGACATTGTATATTTTAATGTCGAACACTCGCTAAAAAATAAAACTCCGAAAATTCGCTCCAGTGCACATCGATCGCGCCGACATGAAACACTCGTAACTAAATTTGAAATATTATATTTATATTCGAGATTTTGTAAAAAAGAATGATTTATGAAACTTTGGACTCCAAAACAACCATACCAGTTGTTTTTGTTACCCCCCACATTATTTATCACCATAGATGATGCTATTAAAAGGTTTTTGACGTATATTTTGTTATTCAAACTGTTTGTGATTCGTAACATGTTGTCGAGATTTTCTTGATCTGGGTTAAAATACCATATCGGAATTACTTTATGTTGTCCTACAATAGATTCGAAATTTATGCGTTTATGAAAGAAAACGCTATCATGTATGATAACCGCATTATCGAACCATTTATTTTTCAAGTAGTAATAATATGCAAGTAATTCACCCCTTCCATGAAATTCCGATTGAACATACTCGACGTTTCTATATTCAAAATCTGCTTTCAGAAAAGACTTGTTACTGTTATCATCTATGATAACGATTTTTCGTTGTGGGTAAAAATGTCGTATACACCGAATCGCATTGTTCCAATATTTGTTTGTTTTGTCGGAATTTACATGACGCGTTATTATAAACCCATACGAATCCATTTATATAATAAATATATTTTATTGTATAAATGACATGAAAATTATATTTATACACATACAGGAATTGCGTTAATATCAATAAAATCTTTAGGTTTTGCGGTAACAATAAACGATTTGAATTCAGGTCGTTCTAATTGCGCGTGAGGTGTATGATTGTGCACATGTCTTGCGATCATTTTATACAATTTAAAGTCTGGGTATCTATCATCTCCATTATTCTTGTATAACATATTCACGCCTTTATCATCTAAGCACCACTCAACAATTAATCGTTGAACTGGGTCACATTTCGCTAAATTTTTGGTTTCACTAATATCGTCTATTATATGATCAAATATCGAACATGCTAACCTGCACAAATCAAAACTGAAATTCGGTTCTAGTCGCGGTTTGGTGTCGTCAAAATATGGTTCTATATTATATTGGGTTGCCGCATCTCCGCCAAACTTGAAGCTATCGCTGCAAAACACCTTTCCGTCATACTTATATATGCTTCTTCCGAAATCGATTATTTTGAATATTCTTCCGTAAGTAGGAACCTGATAATACTTGTTTTCATAATAATACGAAATGTATTTTTTATCGGTATGATTATACATAACATTATTTGTATGTAAATCATTGTGTGTAAAAGAGAACGCCTTCTGATACGTAATCAAAATCATTATAATTTGCATAAGTGCCGAATTCCACTCCTTTACAGATAGTTTCTCATTCATAATCAAATAATCAAATGTTTTTTCACAATATTCCATGCAAATTACTTCGACCGGGAATTTTGGGATAACCGCTTCTATAACTTCTTCCTCGTCCTCGTCATCTTCATTGTCATCTTCTTCGGATCCTGATCCACTACTATAATCGTCGTCTGTAGCACATTGTTCGCATTCACTTTCGTCGCAACTATTGTGCGATGTATGAGACGAACGAGAAGAGCAACTGGATTCCGATCGAAGTGTTGTTATTTTACTATCTTCATTGAACTTGAACGTAAAATCGTCCAGTTCATTTAACCCATAATCCGCGTCATTCGCAGTATCGTCGAATATATTATCGAAACAACCATCATTCAGAGACTGAAACGAAAGTGTCGAATGCGCACTTGAATTGTGTTCTATTTGGAGAGGCTTTCGTTTTTGATTGCGATTATTTTCCAGTAAATGTTCATAATCTTCAATCGTGAACAGAACATTCTTATTATGATTAAAAAAGTCAGAATTTTTCAAATACTCGAGATCATCGACCACATTTAACACGAAATCCTGTTTAATTGAGAGAAATGAACCGTAGAAATTGACACCATGTATAAATTTGTGCGTATGTATCAACCGACTACTTAAGAATAAAAACAAACTATCTACATATGCGGAATTATTTGGGTCGAGATATTTGCTAGGAGTTGTTGGTTCGCGTGAATTGTGCGTCGGTAACTTGAACAAATTGGCGTCCTTAATATCATATTTTCCGATTAAATATTTGAATGGATCTAATATTGGAGCCATTTTGAAAAATATGTCAACATTTGTTGTCTTTTGTGAAGATGCGTTCTTTACTTTACATTTATATAAATTTTTTTCGACGGTTTTACTTGCATGTGTGATGTATAATTGATTATTGAAATTCACACTATCGTAATTTGTTTCATTTAGCGCAAAGAAACGGTTGTATATTGGAATATAATTCTGGGTTTCGGAGAACCCGATCTTTTCTAAACATTTGAATAAGTCTGAATTTTTTCGCTTTTGGTAATTCACTTCCATTGTCATAGCAACTTTGTATATTAAATTATATGTGTTTTTAACTTATTATTATTTTCAATTATCATTGCGTTTAAATTTATTTTTATTAGTGTCTAAATTTATTAATGGGATCATTGGAATTGAAAAAATTTAATATGAAGGATATCAGTTTCAAGCCAAATGAATCGAAGGGACCAGTAGTTGTTTTAATTGGGCGCCGTGATACAGGTAAGAGTTTCTTGGTTCGTGATTTATTGTATTATCAACAAGAGATTCCTATAGGAACTGTCATCTCAGGAACAGAAGAAGGTAACGGTTTTTACGGTAAAATGGTCCCCAAGTTGTTTATTCACAACGAATACAACACGGCAATCATTGAAAATATTCTAAAGCGACAAAAGACAGTGCTGAAACAGATAAAAAAAGAAATGGAGACTTACAAACGAAGCACAATCGATCCTCGCGCATTCGTGATTTTGGATGATTGCTTATATGACGACTCATGGTCTAGAGATAAAATGATGCGATTATTGTTCATGAACGGCCGTCACTGGAAGATCATGCTTATCATAACTATGCAATACCCGTTGGGAGTTCCGCCTGTGTTAAGGACTAACATTGACTACGTTTTTATTCTGAGAGAGCCCTACATAGCAAATCGTCGGCGAATCTATGACAATTATGCAGGAATGTTTCCAACCTTTGAGTCCTTTTGTCAGGTCATGGATCAATGCACGGAGAATTATGAATGCCTAGTGATAAACAACAACTCAAAATCAAATAAATTACTGGATCAAGTGTTCTGGTATAAGGCAGATAACCATAATGACTTCCGTCTTGGGTCAAAAGAGTTCTGGGAACTATCGAAAGGGTATGCATCAGACGAAGAAGATGAGAAATATGACCCCGGGTCAGCAAAAAAACGCGGCGGTGGACCCAAAATCACAGTAAAGAAGGCGACAAAATGGTAGTTTTTCGTATTTTAATGAAAAATATGAGACGATTACGGTAATAGAATCTTGCTCCGCCGGTCGGCGGAGCAAGATTTAAGAACTTGATTATGATTTTAGAAACATAATCAATAATATTAACTTAAAGACAACTTCATAATATAAACTATAATGGACGCCTCACTGAATATAGTCGAACTCATCGAGAATAACCCGATAACCAAGTTATCACATGTGTATAATGGTAAAATGCTGCAAAAAATCCAAGAAGGTTTCACTGATTTTGAACAGCAATTGTTCGTTTCTAGTTTTTATTGTTACTTAAATTGTGAACAAAATACAGATTTTGTGATTGATTTGGATAATGTTTGGAAGTGGTTGGGGTTTAATCAAAAGGAGGCATCAAAGAGAGTATTAGAAAAACATTTTGAAGTTGTTAAAGATTATAAAATATTGCTTAACCTACAGGTTAAGCAAAATGATACAAATATTGCTTTAGAACCTTCTAAAGCAAGAACATCTCACGGCGGACACAATATTCATAAATATATGTTGACTGTCAAGACATTCAAATCGTTATGTTTGAAGGCAGGAACAAAAAAAGCAGATGAAATTCATGATTATTATTTGAAAATGGAAGAAATGATTCATCAAGTAGTTCAAGAAGAAAGCGATGAATTAAAATTGCAACTCGAACAAAAAGACAATATCATCATGGAAATCCAGGAAACCGCAGAGCAGGAAAAACTAACAATATTCCAAAAAAACAAGCGCGCGATAGAACAGGTCACGATTGATCAATTCCCGGTGAACACCGAATGCGTTTACTTTGGTACCATCGACAATATAGAAGGAGGCGAGAAATTACTGAAGTTTGGTCAGACCAACGATCTCCAATCACGAGTGTATAACCACCGAGGAAAGTTCGTGAACTTTATATTGGTGACCGCATTCAAAGTTCAAAACAAGATCGAAATCGAAAATCTAATCAAGAGCCATCCCAAGATCAAGAAACAACTTCGTCGCCTGACATTGAACGACAAGGTATACAAGGAGATCATCGCATATGACGAAACAAAATTCACACTCGACATTTTAACTTATTACATCAAAGAAATAATCCAGAGCAAGCAATATAGTATTGAAAATTTCAACACACTAACAAAACGAAATGATGAATTGGAAATAGAGCTCGCTTCAGCACTTGAAAAAATCAACGAACTAGTAGCAGTAAATGTGAAGAATGTGAATGCGATCAACGAGCTAACTGAAACCATTGAATCACAACAGAAACAGTTAGCATTATTGGCATCTGAATATAAGGAACCCATTTTGGAAAAGGACGAACAAACCAAACGCTTCGACGAATTTATCGATTCGTGTTGTATAGTTCGCAGTGATGTAGAAGAGTCATCAGTTGACATGGAAGGACAGTTCCGGATTTGGAATAAAGTGAAACCTTCCAAGGAGACATTTCATCTATTCAAACAGTATTTGGATACGCGATTCCGACCGAAGCGACTACAAAAGCAGGACAAGGATCAGGTTGTGCATGGATACGCCGGCGTAAAATTGTTGCCGATCGAATACAAACGCATTTGCGATGTGACGTGTGATGTCGAAACATTTGTCTTCAATGTATGTCGCTTTTCACCATGTGGGAAGATTTTGAACTCGACATTATTGAGTGAATATCAGCGATGGAAAAAGAAGATGAACAAGGATGTAAGTGACGATGATATGAGAGAAATAAAGCAATATTTGAATTCGTCTGCATATGTCCAAAAAGGAACTGTGTGGGTAAATTCGGTATCAAATGAAGGATATTATGGGTTGTCGTTGAAGGAAGATGATACATATGTTCATAAAAACGTGACTAGCACTGGAAAAAGAGTGAATAAAATTTGTTCAAAAACAAATCAAGTTTTGAATACATGGACCACAATTATTAAGGCGGCGACGACTGAGAATATGTGTGCTTCCAAGATGAGTAGAAGTATCAAGAACAAAATTGTATACAATGATTATTTTTACGTTTCTGTATGATAATGAAATAATTTTTCTATCGGTATTATATAAATGGCGCAAGATTCAGAATATCTACGAATTATGAATGTCGCGTTAGTTTACAATGAACTAAATATCACAGACCAAATCAAGAATATAATTCTGATTCACGATCAAGTTGGTAATTACAACGAGTTTGTAGATGGCTGCAATGCGTTCACATTCCCAATCGTGTATAATTATCGTTCCACAAAATCGGAATTAACTGATGTATTACACCTTCGCACATTGAAAACGCCCATTTTTCAAAGGTAATTCTTTAATGTTCGCTTTCTTGTTTTGTTATGTTTTACATACACTGCTTCCCTGTTATATGCTCCTTTGAAAATATTCACATATTTCTCTTTTGGAATAGTCTTTATCACTTCTGTTATGTTTGTTTTTAGTTTTTCGTGTGTTTGTCCTTCTCCTTCACCGCTTACCTTATACAATCGTGATTTCAACATACTAAAATAATTTTCTATACTATTTGTGAAATGTTGATAAGGAACAGCATA